CTTCAAACATCTTACCAAGAATTTCAGCAGAGTGTCCCGATGCATACATCGGGCCAAGTCCTTTCAAAACAGACCACTCCTCTTTCAGACGTTTTGAGAACGAATGGAAGAATGGCCCTGTCACAACAGAATGGATATCACTGGCACCCTGTATGCACCGAGGGGCAAGCTTTGGAACTCCATCTGAGGTTGATTTAAGCAATAACTCTCCTTTAACAAATGCCTTTCTAGCATGTATTACCCATTGTCGGTAATCGCCGTTGTCCCATTCAACACGCGCCTTTCTATGCGCCACTTGTTGAGACACTGGGAATCTTTCGTCCCATATAGCGTCAGAAGTAGGTATCACTTTATCAGTTACCATGCCTGGTAAAACTGTGCGGAGCTTCGCTTTTACGAATGACTCAAATCGATTCCAATAAGCCAAATTGAACTTGGTCTTATCATGGTAGGGCTGTTTCTTCAAAGCTCTTTCCTTAAGACAGGAAATGGAAGAATGTGCTGATCTACTGGGCACGACTGGGATGTTATGCGTCGATACGATACCTGCTGCAACAACGCAAGCTGATTCGGTTCGTAGAGTCTCATCCGGCACAGAAATACTGGCGGTAGAATCGATTTCCAGTTCTGCTAGCTCACCGAGCGTTTTCGCAGGATCCGTCGATGGTAATACAACGGGGTGACTGAGTGGGATTACTCCCTTACTCTCAACCACACTGGAACGATCTATATAGTAGGAATGGAACGGATCTTTATGGTCCGCAACCTTCTTGGCCAGATGCGCAATAGCAGCATTTCCAACCAAGGTGCCAGCAGCAACGACTCCAGCAGTAACAGGGAGCACGTGCGCGGCAGCAGCACCAATGACAGCAGCACCCACTGTGGCAGCAACAGTGGCAACTTTCTTGAAATTCCAAACGAACTTGAAATCAAACTTAGTTAGAGCGTCATTATGCACATTCATACTATTCAAACACGGTTTTACAATGCCATGCATAAGAGAGATCTCACTCTCCACGTCCCGAACGAAACCGAGACAAACCGTAGCAAACGCAGATCTAGAGATAAGCGAGGGGGGAACATTGATTTTCCGCATCTCATGACTAACAAAGGCAATCATCTTAGCGAAAGTATCAGGAGTTCTAACCTTTCCCATACACTTAGTGGCAACTTCTGCGACAAGGCTCTTTGGCGTACACATGGTTATATTGGCACTTCTCTGATACATGAGAACCCATTTTCCAAGACTGTACATTTTGACATCGGGAACGCTCAACAGATCACCTGGAACATTCACGCCGGTCGTATCAGTCTGTTTCACAAGATCTGAAAAAGCGCCGGCAACGACACCACCATAATAGCCATCATTTTGCAATACCATTTGTAAATCCACGTCAACTGGGGCATCAATCTTGAAGTTTCCTTCAAGTGGCTGGAAAATGCGAAAAGCATATATTCCATGTATTGGCGAAGAGCTGACCTTCGACCAAACCAGCCAGAGAGCCTTTGAATTAGGAGTCTCCGGTTTGATGAGCCGGGCATTGTCCCTCATCCATCTCATTGACGAATGGGTATATGCCATAGAATTACCACGCACAGTCATGCTCACGGTATCCGCGTCGACCAATTGATACTTGGCTTCCCCGTCGGCAAAAGAACCGTACGCATCGGGGAACTCGTGGCAAACGGCAACGAGCAAATTTGAGGATGAACGTAAACACAACTCCGTGATTTGTTCCGGTGTAAGGTAGTAAAGAGAATCTACCGCTAAATAAGCAGTGGCAGTCTTACATTTACATTCCATGACATTACAATTGCACTGGGAAGGCGCATTGCAATGATTCATATTGCGAATGACATCAGCAGAAGAAAGTATAGGATTACACGACCATACATTTGTTCTATTGTGACGTTGATGTCTCGATGGATTACCCCCTATATCCACAATCCAATCAGCAGGAATTTTCATTTTCCTGAGAGACTGATGTATATACTCAATAGCTGAGCATTCATCTATCTCACGCATTATATTGCAACGCGGATGAGGATGTGGCTGCTGTGAAAAGGCAGGAACAATTTGAACATGGCTCAGATTTTTCTTGAAATAATCCGAGTCAGAGGTGGATATGTAGTGACTAGTGACAAAACGTTGTGTACGCTGAATCATGTCGCCGACCACATATGGGAGAGCCAGTTGTTTCTGCATGTAAAGAGATGCAGCGGCAGAATGGGCTTCAACTACCGACCCAACAACCTGAGAAATAGCTCTCGGATGAATATTGGGCTTAAACTTCAGACCTACTGTTTTCAAATCATCCAATGTCC